AAAAGTAAAACATAAAAACGATTGGTATAAGTACATGACAAAGCTAATTGACAATCCGAACTTAGTTGAAGATTTAAGGGCGCAATTATATATTGATGTGCAACGCTACCACATGACCAACGTAGCAACAGAACGGTTTGAAGCATACAAAGAAATTTTAAACAAATAATATGATAGAACTTTTAGGATTACCTTTCTTATGGATTAGTTTCTTCACCGCAGGTAGTTTGCCAAGTTGGTTAGACTTCAAACCATTTAACTGCATTGTGTGCCTTTCTTTTTGGTCTACATTATTTGGTGTACTATTATTTATATTTGTACCGCAAACGCAACCTTTCCTTATTGCATTAGGTTATGGTGGCTTTGCAAGCTACTTAGCTATATTGATGAAAAGACTTTTAATTAAATTATACTAAATGAAAACCTTTGACGAAATTTACAGCGAGATAATTTTTAAGGATGACACAATCCGTTATTCATTGCGTGAACTCCTTCACGTTTTTCAAACTGAAAATAGTTGGATAGGACAAACAAGCCAACTGCTTCAACTTAAAGAATTTCAACATGAATTGACAGGAATAAGACCAGGCGGTTGTAGTGGGTGTAATATCGAAGCGTTAATGAATATGATTAGGTGGGTTAATAAGTACGAATCAGATAAGGCAGCGCAAGAAATAAAAGCAAAGAAAAAAAATGATAAGCGATAAAGAATTTTTAGAAGCAGAGTTAAAAATGGGAATTGACCCATTCAATCAAGACTTTATTAACCTATGCAATGCAACCGCAAACGCAATAGAGAATGAGATTAAATTTGAAACTGTATTGGATTATGGTGCAGGTGTAGGTGCTTATGCTGATGCTTTTCATAAGAAAGGTTATAACGTATCAGTCTATGAATATTTTGAAGCACACCGCAATTATATGGCTGAAAATATGCCACACCTAAACGTAATACCTAAACCAATAACAACTGATTTAATGTTGTTTATTGAGGTCGCAGAACACATGACCGACAAAGAATTGAAAGCATTATTTAAAAAGATTAAACCTAACCATATTTTATTTAGTTCAACACCTAATACAACCGATTGGGATGGGGATTGGGGACATATCAACATCAAGAGACATGAAGAGTGGAACACAACCTTTGAAACATTAGGCTATGAATTTATAAAAGACTTAACATTGCCAACAAGTTGGAGTAAATTATACAGACTGAAATGAAAATAAATCTAATTAAACCGAACCCAAACAATCCGAGAATAATAAAGGATGACAAGTTTAAAAAGTTAGTACAATCAATAAAAGACTTTCCTCAAATGTTAGAACTGCGACCTATTGTTATTGATGAAAACAATATCGTATTAGGTGGCAACATGAGATTGAAAGCCTGCCAAGAATTAGGATTAAAAGATGTGCCAACTATTTATGCCAAAGACTTAACCGAAGACCAAAAGAAAGAATTTATCATAAAAGATAACGTAGGCTTTGGTGAGTGGAATTGGGATGACTTGGCAAATGATTGGGATGAGGAATTATTAGTTGAATGGGGTTTGGATGTGTGGCAACAAGCACCTGAAGTTGATTACTCAATACTTGATGAAGCAGATGTTGAAGACCAATTAAACGATATGACCAACGGAGTAAAGAAAGCTATTCAAATTGAGTTTGAAGCAGAACATTATAACGAAGCATTTGAACTTGTTAAATTTTGGAGAGATAAAAAAGCCTATGTAGGTGGTATGATTATGGAATATCTCAAAGAAGAAAAAGAAAAGTTATGATTTGTTTTATACCAACAAAAGGCAGGACAAACACAAAGACTTATAAACTATTTCAAGAAGCAGGTATTGAAGTAAAACACTTTATTGAGCCACAAGAAATTGAAAAGTATCAAGTCCCAAACAAAGTTTCTATTTTAGAAAATGATAAAGGTGTAGGATATGTAAGAAACTTTATGCTTAACTACGCAAGGAAAAACAACTATGATTGGGTTTTAGTTTGTGATGATGACGTAACATCATTTGGATTTTATAATGGGAAAACAATTAAACAAGATGCTACTATTTGGTTTAAAATATTAGACAAAGCAAAAAAACTACCATTTGAATTAATAGGAATAAATTATACTCAACACGCTTGGCACGAAAAAACAAGTTATTCTATAAATAAAAAGTTTGCAGAAGTTTGTGTATTGATGAACGTATCAAAAATAAAATGGGATTATAGGTCAGAGTTTAATTTAAAAGAAGATAGAGATTTTGCTTTACAGACTATAAAAAATGGAAATGGAATTTTGAGGTTTAACCATTTTTGGTTTTCTTGCCCTGATGTTGGTTCAAATGTTGGAGGTTTACAAAATGAATACAAAGCTAAAAAAGACGAAGAATCATCAAAAAAAATGTGTTACGAATGGCATCCGTTTATTACTTTAAAAAGAAAAGGAGAACGTATTGATATGAAAACAGATATTAAAGGTTTAGCTAATCATTATAAAAAAACAGTAAAATGAAAAGAATTGATTTAATACAAGTTGAACACAATACTAAAATTGGAGATTTTTGTCCGTATTTTGAACCAAATGTAACAGAAGACTCTATATTTTATGTAGATAATGAACCAATAGGTTTTTATTTAAGGAAGATGCCAGACAAGATGTGCAAACTTGCTGATTTAGCAGATTCAGAATTTAATTCAAAGAATGTTAATAAAACATCAATGGACAGAAAACCTACTGATGGATTTGATGAAGTAAAAGGAGTATACAAGTATAAAAATGTAGTAAAACAAATGTCAGCTATATTAGGAAGTGTACCACCTAAACCACATATGAGAAGACCATACGCAAGTATTTCAAGAGTACACGAAGAAAAAAAATCTCAAACTTTTATAAAAGCTATGTTGTTACTTGCTAAAGAAAGTGAGCAGTTAATAAAAGAATTATTGCCAAGACAATACGAAAAACAAACTGAATTATTTAAAGATGTACCTGAAAAGTGGAGGTTTGGAAACTTATTTACAAGTTCAATTTCAAATTATAATATATCAGCACCATTCCATCGTGATACTGGGAATATAGTTGGAGCAGTAAACGTAATTATTTGTAAAAAACATAACTCAAAAGGCGGTGATTTACACGTTCCTGATTACAATGCAACCATAGGACAACAAGATAATTCAATATTAGTATATCCTGCTTGGAGAAATGTTCACGGAGTAACACCAATAATACCTACTTTTGAGGGTGGTTATAGAAACTCATTAGTATTTTACCCACTTAAAGCATTTAAAGGATTAGAATAAACAAAACAACTTTCAAATATGTACGATAGGAAAAAAATATACAACCAAGCACTTGACTTAATAGAGAAGAAGAAACTCTTTTTTATTGAAGATGTCGTTTGTTTATTGCCTTGTAGAAAATCAACTTTTTATGATTTGTTCCCGATTGATTCAAACGAAATGGACACTATAAAAGAACTACTTGACAAAAACAAAATCGAAATCAAGAATGGACTGCGGAATAAGTGGTATAATGGAAACAACCCTTTAACTCAAATGGCATTGTATAAACTGATAGGAACGGAGGAAGAATACCATCGAATTGCATCAACTAAAACCGAAAACAAAAACATCAATATTGAACGACCAATTTTTAACGGATTAGATATTAATGTCAAAAACGAAGAAAGTGAGTAAAACCGCTTGTCTTCTCGGTGAGCAAATCGCATTTTGATTTTAAAATATGCTACAAAAAACAACTGCACAAGATAAGATTGCTTCATTAAATAAACGCATTAGGATAGTCAGAGGAGGTACAAGTGCTTCCAAGACATTCTCTATTATACCTTTCCTAATTGACTTTGCTATAAAGGAAGCTAATAGTGAAATAAGCATAGTGAGTGAAACAATACCACATCTTCGCAGGGGTGCAATTCGTGACTTCATCAAGATTATGACAATGGTCGGATTTTGGGATGACAGCAAGTATAACAAGTCAAGTTTAATTTACACATTCAATAATGGCAGCTACATTGAGTTTTTTAGTGCAGACAGCCCAAACAAATTAAGGGGTGCAAGGCGTGATATTCTATTCATCAATGAGTGCAATAATATAGACTTTGAAAGCTACTATCAATTATCAATAAGAACAAAGAAATTCATCTACTTAGACTACAATCCAGTTAGTGAATTTTGGGTTGATACTGAATTATTACATGATAAGGACAGCCAACTAATAACCTTAACTTATAAGGACAATGAAGCACTTGACCAATCAATAGTACATGAGATTGAAAAGGCAAAAGAAAGGGCAAAGACTTCAACCTATTGGGCTAATTGGTACAACGTATATGGACTTGGTCAGGTGGGCAGTCTGCAAGATGTTATTTTCGACCAATGGAAGCAGATTGACACCATCCCGGAAAGAGCCGAACTTGTAGGTCATGGAATGGATTTTGGGTTTACGAATGACCCGAGTACACTTGTAGCGATATATAAGTATGAAGGCAAACTAATCATTGACGAATTACTATATCGAACGAACATGACAAATAACGATTTAGGTAACTTTCTTAAATCCATCCAATTTGGGCGAAAGGAATTGATATGTGATAGTGCCGAGCCAAAGTCAATAGAAGAACTAAGGTTGCAAGGTTTCAATGTTAGACCTGCGGTTAAAGGTGCAGATTCAATAAAGATAGGAATTGACATCTTGAAGCGATACGAGATACAAGTAACAAAGAACTCTACTAATTTAATCAAAGAATTGAGGGGCTACACATGGGAGAAAGACAATGAAGGCAAACTAACAGGCAAACCAATAGACAGTCTAAATCATCTATGTGACAGTATGAGATATGTAGCACTCTTAAAACTTAATAATAGACCAAGCGGAAAATATTCAACAATTTCAATCTAAACTTATATTTATAAATAATGATAGGCAATTACAACCAACTAACCATTAAGCAGTTTTTAAAAATCAAACTTATTAGCGAACTTGAACAAGACCCACTTCACAGAAAGGTTTTGATTCTTAGTGAAATTAGCGGAGTATCAGTTGATGAAATCGAAAGTATGCCAATAGGGCAAATGATTGAAGCACTAAAAGGACTTGACAAGATTGAGAATTTACAAGCAGATGAAAAGATTAAATTGAAATTCAAAGTAGGTGGCAGGCGATTTATCGTTAAGTGGAAAGAGCAAGAGTTAACGAGTGAGCAGTTCATTGATGTTAGCCACTTTTGCAAAGAACCCGAAAAGATATTGAGCAACATACATAATATACTTGCTTCGGTTTGTGTGGAGAGGAATTGGTATGGAAAAGAATTAGGCTACAAAGGCGATAAGCACAAAGAGGTTGCAGACTTGTTTTATAATGAGATGAAAATATCAACTGCATATCCTATCATGCTTTTTTTTTGCAAATACTACGAGGCATTGCAGCAAAATATCCTAACCTTTTTGGAATCGGAAGCGAACAAGGCGATGGAGAGCACGAAGGA